GATAATGCAAACAAATCGGGCATCCGGGATGTGAGAGTAAAGTATTATGACCTGGGTGGTACTGCGGAACCAAGAAAGAAACCAAGACGTAGTCCTGTTAGTTCTAGGCGTGGGGTGATTTGATGCGTCAAGTACGAAGAGTTATTTCGGATACGCATCTACAAAATTCCAATTACTTACGGGTCTTTCGGAATAAAAGTAAAGTAAGATCTCTCAACATGGGCGGGGTACTATCTCCTCTACTATCCCAGTACTTTGTTGGTGACATAGGGGAGATGATTGGTCTCCCTACTGTGGGGGCCTTTGCAGGGACTGCCCTTGCTGCAAGCTCTGTTGGCGCCTTCAAGGGAAGAGCAGCTTTACGTAATACAGGAACGTATGGCCTAGCCGCTGCAACGGGTGCTCGTATATTCGGTGCAAGCCCTCTTGGAGGGGCAGCTATAGGTGCTGCTACTGCTGGAATCATAGGTGCAGGAAGAATGGGCTATAGCATCCTTACTTCCCCTACTAGATGGCACAGAATATTTGGTAAGGGTGTATTAGGAGTCACTGCTGGTATTGGTATTGGTATGGGCGCGGCGATGGTTGCTTCTATTGATTATGGCTCTTTACGTAGGTCTTCTAAGTATAGAGCAGCTACCGTAGGCATTCTAGGAGCCGGCGCAGGCTTAGGATACCTTGCTGGTAAGGGAATAAATAAGCTTACAGGTAAGGTTACCGCGAAAATACCATCTATAGCAAAAGCATTCAGAGGTACCTTATCTGAGACAGCGATGGCGGCCGGCCTAAATGTTGCCTCCTTCGCATTCAAACACCCTGTCCTTGCCGCTCTTGGGTTGATAGCCGCAGGGGGCGCTTATTCTTCTAATATGGTAGAGAAGGGTTTCCAAGATGAGTACGACAGTGTTCCAGTACAGGGAATGGGGCCGAACTACGCTAACTCTGCTGGCGTAGGTATGGCTATACACTACGGTGCTAAATCCTACTCTAGGCGATAAAAGATGGAAGAAGAATATAGCTCAATTACAGGCCTTGGTCCCATCGGAGAGATAGGGCTGTGGTGGGGCGCAGACTTGGTTGGTGCTTGGGGTGCATCTTCCTTAACTAGAATCCCAGCGAATGCAGGAGCATACTCTCCTGCAAAGTTTACGACAGGCAAAGTCGAGTGGTTCAAGAGCCACATCTACGACAACTCCGCAACAGCCATAGAGCATAGGGCCGCCGCCAGGGCGTATGCCAAACTTCAATCAGATGCCCTTTCTAGGGCTGTTGCAAAAGCTACTATGGTTCGTGGCAGAGGGGGTCTTTCTGCTATAAAGGGTATGGGAAGGATGGGTGCTGCGTTTGGCAGGGAGCTTGGTACTATAGCAGAAAGAGAGGGGCTAGGATACACAATTCCCTTGTTGAGAACAAAACTATCAGGCAAGATAGGCGGCGGCATCGGTCTTGGTGCTAGTATTGCGGCGAAGGCCATAAGCAAGGGCCTAATGAGCTACATGCTGGTAGAAGGAGTAACTAGTATAGGCGGTCTGGCTATTGATTATCTTACAGAGATAGGGAAACCAAGGGATATCAAGCCGCGTTTCTATGACACCATGTTTAATGCAACAATGAGGCAGTCGGGACTAGCCGCTATTCACGAATCGCAGCTTAATACTAGAAGTTCCTTCGGTAGAGAGGCATCTTATTCGCACATCTAATCGGAAAGCGCCGTAAAACCTCGGCATTCATCAGAAAAGCTCCGAGAGACCCCGTCCTTTAGGGCGGGGAACCGTTACGATGCTAGTAACCTTGCCTTCAACTCTGAAAAAGCCTTGATCATATTTGTACGCTTCTGCTTACCGTCTTCTGTAAGAGGGGGCCCTAAAAACCCCCTCTTTTCTTTCTCGATCTCTGACACCATAGTCGAGGGGTCTTTATAGGGCCCACTCCCACAAAAGTCTGCTTCTTCCACAGATCGGGGTCCTTTAGGGCCCCCGCTTACAGGAAGTATGGCAGAAATACTCTCTGTCATCCTCGACGTAATATCCTTGGCAATCTTTGCTTTTATGAGAACCTCATCAATACTTCTAAGAACGTTGGCCGCCGCCTCACGTGCATTCTTACACCAGGAGTTATACATCGCTGTCTCCTTGGTTTCCTCTTGTCAACTTATTAACGGTGCAGGCTTCCTGTATTTCTCCTATGCCTGCCTCTATTCTATTTAGTTGTCTTATCATCTCTTTTCTAATCTCTATCCCAGACACACCCCACCAAATCTTGGCCCCTGTGTGGGCTGGATCATCCTTATCGTGCCAGACGTGTAGATCCTTTATGCTATCTCCCAATTCCTTAAGAAGGAGTTTCCCTTCTTTTTCAAGCTCAAGATTCTTTTTTGTATATTCTGCTACTAATGCCATATTTTCATCACTACGTGTCTCTGTCTTTATCAGAGCCTCTATCTTTTCTGCAATGTGGCTTCTTTCTGCATCTAGTTTATTGTGATCATCAAGAATGCGGGATACTTCTGTTATGATAGGAAGAGCCTCTTTCGTCATTTTCATGATGTCATCCTGAAGCCCTTTGGTGGAAGACCAAAGAACCTTGATAACAGCCACTAGAGGGGCGTACCCAGACAACAACAGCACACCAATGGCAATTAGGTGGCTTAGCTGAAGGGTAATGCCCTCTTGTTCGGCAAGTAGGACAGGCAGGTCCATTATGCTATTATCTCCCGTCTCTAACAGAGTAGTATATACCACACATAGATATAGGTGCTGGCCCGTTGTCTTTGTGTTTCTGCCGTAGTATAAGCATGTTTGCGTGGTACTATAGATGGTGTATAGGGTTACAGAGAGCCAGGAGCTTAGGTTGGAACAAGACGTAATTCGAGCCCAAGAGCGTTGTACTAGCTACCCCCAATCTATTGATGCAAACAGACCTGTTGGTAGGTGTCATCTATGTTTTGGTTGTAAGAAAGAATATGAAGAGTATGTAGATACCGGCAAGCTACAGTCCTTCCCAATAAACTGCTTCCTATCCGCTGACATCCAGACATTCAATATGGCCAAAGAAGCAGGCCTAACAGAAATAGAGTCTGCTTATGTAGGAATGGGCCTGAATGCTGCAGAATGGGCCCTTGTAGAATTCGGGTGGAAAGCGAGATGGTACCAGGAAGAAGTGTTGAGTTGTTCTAGCCAGTTCAAAGTTCTTAGAATCGGCAGACGAGCCGGTAAAACAGCCGCACTAGCAATAGCCTCTCTACATGCTGCCGCCACTAGACCTAAGGTGAAGTGTCTTATAATCACACCGTTCCAAGAACACACAGAGCTTGTCTTTGGGATGATCGACGCTCTGCTTGAAGAGTCAACGACTATGAAGTCTATGATTAAACGCTATGTCCGTTCCCCCTCCCACACCATGGAGTTCACAAATGGTTCTACTATCAAGTCTCTTACAGCTGGTGTAAAGACAGGCTCTAAGGCCTCTAAGGTTAGGGGTCAGGATGCGGATTTTTTAGCCATCGACGAATGTGACCTTTTATCAAAAGACGATATTGAATCGGTTATGGCCATCATGGCATCCCACCCACGAGTCCAATTATGGATATCAGGAACCCCAACAGGTAAGCGAGAATATTTCTTTAAATGGTCTTCGGACCCATCACACAACTTTAAGACCTTCCACTTCCCTTCTAGCGTTGCTCCTACGTGGACCCCAGAAATAGAGAAGTGGTTCAGGAACACATACTCTATTTCTGGTTACACAGCAGAGTTTGACGCAGACTTCCCAGTACTAAAAGAAGGTGTATTCCCGCCCAAGCTAGTTGATCGTGCTACTCAAGATTATGATATGCAAACGCTTCACAAAAGGAGCGGCTGGATCTACATAATAGGCGTAGACTGGAACGAGACAGACACAGGCGCCCAAATAGCCGTTGTTGGCTTCAACCCAGGTGACCAGAAGTTCTGGTTAGTCAGAAAGGTCGTAGTATCCAGGGAAGAGTTCACTCAGCTAAAGGCAGTAGATAAAATCATAGAGCTAAATACCACCTGGAATCCTACCTTCATCTATGTCGATTACGGATTTGGCCACTGCGTTGGACCAGACACCTTGATCCAAACAGAGGATGGTACGTATCAAATACAGGATCTCCACATAGGCACCAGGGTGCTTACAGCAGCTGGTGACTACAAAGAGGTTCTAGGAAAGGTTACAAGTCCAGCTAAATTGTCTTATAAGGTACGTCCTATCAAGTGCCTAGAAACCGTTGTTAGTTACTGCCACCCGTTTCTCACGTTGAGAACAAAAGATAGATTTAACGATGAATCTTTCAATGAAGCAGATCTTAAGTGGAGAACATGTGAGGAGGTGGACCCAACCAGAGATTTTGTTGCTATTGTAAAGACAAAGCACCAGCGCCCATCTAATACAGTTGTAGATGTTATGTCATTTCTTCCTGTCGAGTCATTCGAGTGTGACGACACACATGTATGGAGTAAATTTGGCTACAAAACAGACTTTCCGACATCTAGGTATTTGGATATCCAAGGAGAGCATTTCCTCAGAGCCCTTGGTTGGTATTTATCAGAGGGCTCTGCCACAGACAATAGCATAGAGTTCTCTCAGGCAGTTGGTAACCATAGCGAGGAATTCCAATCGTTAATAACATCCCTCACGTTCTTATTCCCTAACCAAGTTACTACTTCGACAAAAACGACCCACAATGTAAAACACAAAGACCAAGTTCGTGTCACTGTAAGTGGAAAATACGTGGCTGCTCTGTTTATTCACTACGGTGGAAAAGGATGTGCAAACAAGAGATTACACAGCAGCCTTCTCGGTCTTGATTTAGGTGTTTGTGTAAACGCCTTATTTTTGGGCGATGGGCACGTAAGTAGGAACCACAATAACACAACATTACACCTTGCAATGACAAGCTTTCATCTAGTATCTCAGATAAGGCAGGTTCTTATAGACCAGGGTATCCTACCAAGTCTTTATCTATTGCCATCCAGAGATAACAACCTCCCTCAGTTGCGTATAGACATTTCTGGGAACTCAACGGAGATGGATCGCTTTTCGAAGTTTATTCATAGACAACTACCGAACCCAAAAAGAGTAGACAGAAGAAAATCAGTTGAGACTCCTAACTACTTCCTTGTTCCCTTCGCTGTGTTCGAAGAAATCGGTGAGGTGAGTGGTCTTGTAGACATAGAGGTACAGGATGCTCACTCTTTTGTTGGAAATGGATTCTGCCTACACAATACTAATATCGAATTGCTACACAACCACGGAAAGAACTACCCTAAAACTGGTCTCCTAACAAAGGTAGTTGGCGTCCATATGGGCGGCAAGGTCAAGATCAACGACCCCTACCTTGGTGAGACAAAAAAGGATGTAAAGCCCCTTGTTGTCAGCCTAAGCCTTCGACGCTTTGAGAACGATCAGATTGTGCTACCACAGTCCGAGAATAAATCAGAAGGCACTGAAGGTCTTGTAAACCAGATCCTTGATTACAAAGTACTTCGGTATACAAATGAGGGCCGCCCGATCTACTCCCAAGATAACGACCACATATTAACATCCTGGATGTTGGCGCTATACGGCTTCTGGCTGCAGCACACAGATCTGGTAAACGGTAGTCTGGTATCTAGAATAGGCCACATCTCTGGAGATAGTAAATCAAGTAATCAATCTAAGGTAGAGTACCCCTTCTCTGTTATCACGGTTGAGCTTACTAAAGAGAGCATCAAAGAAAAAAGAGAAGAAGAAAAGAGAATTCACAATATAACGTCTCGTGGGTTTGATACACCTCACAATAAGGGTGTAATCTCAGATGCAATCAATGCGGTGTTCCATAAGCCGAGCGTAGTATCCAAAAAAGTGGACTACTTCGCTCGGAAATCGCCGCCAAAGCGTAGGACGTTCTAATGTCTTCATTTGGAAGCCTCTTCGACGACAAGAACCTGTCCTACAATAGAGAGCGTGAGCTTTCTGCAAACAGCACACCCCAGCCACCGCCAGAAGAGCCAGGAGGACCCCCAGAAGCCCCTCAGCTGCTCGATAACATACAGGAGATACGAGACAAGGCTAAGGAGCTTGAGAACGCTATAACGAGCGCTGTAGGCGCTCAGAGCATTCCTGTTGGTAATGAGGCTGTCGCCGTTAGAGCAGCTCTCAATAGACAAGACCCAAGCAGTAATGGTAGCTATATAACTTTCAAGACGTTTGCTGACATGATGCGTAGGCTTGATGTTGGAAGGAATCTAACTACAGAAGAGGTGACTGACGTTTACCGTATTTATCAAGATACAGGCGACAACAGCCTATCTTCTTTACTTTTAGCTAGACAAGCAAATATGTCTAAGAAGGATGCGGAGTACGCCACTAGCCAGGCCTCCTACCTACTGACTCTCCAGCTAATGCAGCGGGGCTTCCAGGCTCTTGAGGCACAACAGCAAACCGCAAACAAGTACCCTCCGGGCATAGAGGCTGTTCCTGTTCTCGCGTCGGTAATTGCTTCTATAGCTTTCCAGATCAAGTACACCAATAACACTATCGACCAGATCAGGCGCTCCGTGGAAGAAGTAAGTGGCGGGAAAGTAGATGTAGAAAAGATTATGGAGGAGGCTCAGAAGTTCGACTTTTCTACTTCTCCTAATGCTGAGTTCCAGACAGCTACTAAGACACCAGAAGATGCCCGGGTTATTGTAGGATTCGCGCACTCGTTCCTGGCTACTACCAAGAAGCTGGGGTACGAGCCCTGGCTTCTCTATGCAGACACCGTTGGTATCAGAGATGAGTTGGACGACGATCTTCTTATAGGAAAGCGCTATCTGAAGGATAGTATGCATCCAGATCTAGCTAAGGTTATGTGGAAGAGGGCGTTTGCCAGCAATAATGCAATAGACCACATGGCATCCGCCCTAAGCGAGCAAGAGCTAGACCTTGAGACTATATGTTCTCTAAAGTGGCTGATTCAGGTACCTAAGGCTGTTCTTCTTCTGTTAGAGTCTGTATATCTTGCTTACCTCTCTTTGATCTCAATAAGACTAAACAGCGCCATAGAGCTATCCAATGGTGGTAACTGGTGGGCGTTTATCTGGCACCTTCTACATGATGTAATCTTGTTTGCCTCAATGGCGTCTAAGCGCCTACTCTGTTGGTTCCAAAGAGACCCAGATATGTGGGCCATCATCCACGAGTGCCCTCCTGTAGCAGAGATGGTAGACATGGCCCTTACAGGAATAGAAGAGATAGAGCGCTGGATCTTCATGAGGTTCGAAGAGGCTCTGCTCGCTTCTAGGGCACAAGAAGCCAGGGTTGTGTTCAAGTCACAATTTGTATTAGAGCTAAAGCGCGTCCGCATGACTCTCCAGCGCATCCAGTACGTAATCAAGGCAGCCGAGAGCATGGAAGCCGCCGTCAAGAACGGCGAGAACATCATCACAGGCTCGGCCGAAGTCTTTGGGGACGCGCATAAACGCCTAAAGATAGTCGTAAACGATAAGCCCAAGAGCTTTAGAGAGTTCAAGAAAAAGAAGTGGAACTCCAAGTTCTTGAGAGAAGAAGTTTCTGAGGGCCGGATACCAGATATAATGCCTTTTGTCTCAACGGATTGTCCGTTGGACGATCAGGGCCCAGACTTCTCTCTTTTGGAAGCCAAGATAAACGAGTCCCTTACTATCAGACGTATAAAAGAAATGTATGAAAATGATATCGAAAAGACTGCTGACAGAATTATGGAGATAGCAGCGTCCGAAGGCGTCAACGGCGCTGACAACCCACAAGGTGAGTAAAAGATATCATGGAGACGCTGCCTACTCGCTGGAATGGTGAAAACCCATGGGCAGACCTTGTACGCCAAGGCACTGCTGTTCCTATCTCTCTTCCTATACGAGTACCTTCTGTTCATGTGCGCCCATCCACTGTTGGGTACGTGTCTAAAGACAGGAAGGAGTATCGACCCTGCGACTACGACCTTGGTGAGGTAGCCAGAGCCAAGACCACAGAGATGCTTATCTCCCGCTCCTTTGCCAAGCACGTAGCCTTGTGCTTGAAGGAGGGATGGAACCTGGTAGGCAAGAACCCGAACACGGTAGCCTACATTCGAAAGCGGCTACTTGAATTTGAAGTTGCAACAAAAATACCCTTCTCCCGCACAGTACGAAACGTCATGAAGAACGTAGTTGCATACGCCAATGCCTTCCTAGCATTTCGTAGAGACCCACTACAATCATCTGGTAAGGCGCGCAACAAGTTTGGTAGATGGCTAGAGCCAATAGCAGGCATCTTCTTGGCGTCTCCCTCTTCTATGCAGATACAACGCAACCGTTGGGGTGTAGTAACTGGCTACCACCAAGAAATAGAGGGCGACACAGAGTACGATTATTTAGAGAAGTTCTTCAAACCAGAAGACATCATGCACATCGCATATGACGTAGAAGACGGCTTTGCTTGGGGCACCCCCTTTGTTATACCAACCCTAGATGATGTTCGCCTCCTCAGAAATATAGAAGAGCTTGCTCACCTAGTGGTACACAAAGGCACCTTCCCGATCATCCACTGGCAGGTTGGCTACAAAGAGAAGCCTGCTATGCAGTTCGATGATGAGTCCTCTGAAGTTACTAGAGCAGAAGAGGACATCATTGGGAAAGACACAGAGGGTGTGTTCGTAACCTCTGAGCGCCACCAGATCGAAGTCAAAGACATCAAGCCTCAGGACGTTACTAAGTACCTGAAGTACTTCCAAAACAGAGTCATGACCGGCCTGAATCTATCTACTGTAGATATGGGTACGGGCGAGACTGCTAATAGAAGCACCGCTGGAGAGATGGTCAAGGGTCTCCAGTTCCAATGCAAGGACTTCCAGGACTCAGTAGAGGAGTCGTTCACCCTACTCTTTGATGAGCTTCTAGAAGAGGGTGGCTTCCTAATCTCTGAGGAGAACAGGGTCCTATTCCTATTCCCAGAGATTGATACAGAAGAGCAGAGAGCCGTAGAGAATCACAATATGGCCATGTACCAGGCCAACCTCATAGATGAGGACGAGGCCCGCATTGCTATAGGCAGGGAACCTATCTCTGAGGAACAAAGAAATAGGCTGTACTTCGAGCTTATAGAGAAGCCACGAATAGAACTAACGGCTAAGTCTAAGGCAGATGCCGCCGTTAATCTAACAACCAACAAAAACATGCCTACTAATCAAAGCGGCACAAAGGCCTCTAAGGGTAGAACAAAGAATGACATATTCGAGTACCGCATAGACGAGTTGTTCAAGAACATAAAGGCCCTGTTCTCTGTCAACATACCAAGCCTACCAGACAAGGCCGACAGAGTTTATAGGCTTCTCTTTGATTGTGTCCCAGATATGTTCTCTCCAGAAGAATTCCAGAAGATGCACGATGCCTGCATCCTGTTTGACTTCGTAACAGAGAGTAATCTTGATTGGGTGTTTTCGTCCGTAAGGAAAAACCTACTTGAGGTCCTCAAGTAATGGCCACCGTAAGACTGAATGAATACAATACGGCGGCTGCTACAGAGACAACAGGGATTGTTTCTTTAGATTTTGTATCTGCAGACGAAGCTGAGGCAGTATCCTCAGAAAACGGAATACAGATAAACCCATCAGCTACTGTCTATAGCTACGAAAAGTGGATCAAACTAGAAGTAACCGATATGGGCACCGATAGTTCAGTGGGCAATATAAAAATCTGGGTTTCTGGGAATTCTCCTAGGGGAGACGATGTAATACGTACTAATGCCGTAATAGCTGGTTATTCTGCTGCTACTTTTGCCACCCCTATAAACACAGTGTCTACCGCAGCCACCCAAACACTACCATCCTCCTCTCCTGCAAGTGCAAACATTGGCATTGGCGGATCTCTGTCTGGAACCATCACAGACATATCTGTTCTTTCAAAATCTGACTATATCGTTCTACAACTTGCTGTAAATAAAAATACCAGAACAGGGGTCCTTACCACCTTGAGGATTGAATACGATGAGACTCCGTAACTGGGATTGGACAGCTACTCTGAAGGACGGTACCGAAGTTCCTAAAGAAAAAATAGATTCCTCTTTCCTAAAGAGTGCTCCTATTACACACCTGAGAGTTTCCTTGGGTAAAGAAAGAACACTGACAACCAAAATACCTCCCGGCCGCATACCACTGTTGTTTACACGAGTGCGCCTTACTGTTACTAGAAGGGGCACCTCTGAAGATAGGTGGTTGTGCTTTGGACATAAGGCTAAAGACGGCAGCTCCTCCAGTATAATGAAAGTGCACGAGCTTGGAGGTGAGGTCGTGGTAGTAACGACATAATGTCCAAGAACTGAATACACTTACTGGAAGAACATCAAGGCGGCAGGGCTTGCCGTCTCTGCCTGTGAAGGGTTAGGCCCATCAAGGCCCCTGGTAAAGCAGGAACCGCCCTGTAGGAAGGAACGCTGCCATGCAGCGTGACTCCTACAGGAATCCCAGCCCTTTAGGGCGAGGAGGATGTCAAAAAAGTAGTTTTAGATAGGAGACACACAATGTCAGCAGGCCAGACGACTCCCAACCGGGAACTGGGCTACAACAAGACCTACTGGGCCCAGGTCGAGAAGGATATCAATAAGCAAGAGAAGACCAGGAAGCACCCTAGCAGAAGTCCCAAGGGTAAGCCTCTTCCTGAGAGTGCGACTACGCCGTACGCCATTGGCGGCGAGAACAAGGCTCCAGATACCTTCGGTAAGATCTCGCTGAAGCCGCGCGCATAGAGGCATCATGGCTACTGTACGAATAGCAGACGTATATGACCTGGTTGCCTCGGATAGTCCAATACTCCGTGATGGTGCAAAGTATTGCGACTACAAGGCAGCTCGTCACCTGCACGATGCGGCGGTAACTGCAGGAGAAAAGGTAGTTCTTGAGACCACTCACGATGCCACCTTCTCAGGGCAGCCAACAAACGGACGTCTATACCCACAACGTCGTGTTAAGAAGGGCAACGCCTCTTGGTTGGCGGACTACCCAAAGCCTGTTCTTCTAAATCATAAATCCGTATCTGGGCTGTTCGGCGGCGAACCTTGTGATCCTATTGGGCGAGTAAATGCTTATAGATACCGTACTTTTGTAAACAACAAGGAAGACGAGAACCTTGTTGTTGAAGGTGGAACAGGTGTAACTCAGCTGGTATCCATTATCACCGACCAAGACGCTGTAGATAAAGTTATGGATAAGCGCTATCTAACAACCTCTGTGGGGTTTGTGACTAACGCTCTGATCTGCACCGTCTGTAATTCTGACTGGGCCACTGACCAGAGATGTGAACACGTGCCCAACCAAGTATACAAGGTAGAAAACTGCCAAGACGCGGCAAAGCGTAGTATTGTGTGCTACCTAAGAGCAGGGGACATAGAGTACCAAGAATGGTCCTTCGTCAACATCCCAGCCTCTAAGAAGGCCTCTATCACATCACACAAGATAGTAAACGCACTTCTGGAGAAGGGAGACTGCCTAAGTGTGGGCTCCATTCCTTTACACTTCGACTCACTATCCTTTGGTGACAAGAAATACAGTCTGCTTCTTCCTAGTGAGAAGGAGGTTATCGTAGTGGGCAACCACAAGGAAGACAAAGACGGCTGGGTTCGCTCTGTAAACGAAGAGGGCTCAGAAGATGACCCCAACGAAGAGTACATGGACGAAGAGGCCTTTGCTTATGCTCATGTACTAAAGAGTCTGATAGATGAGAACATCCTCGACTACACTCTAATGGAAAAAGAGGATGGTCTGTCCACAGAAGACATAACTGCCCTTATCAAAGAACTTGAAGATGCTAAGCTTTCAACAAAACAGAGGAAGTCACTAAAGACTGGCTCGTTCTGCGGACCAAAGAGAAGTTTTCCTGCAAATGATTGTGCTCATGTCCGAGCCGGCTTTAGACTGTTGAGTCGGGCGAGTGTATCGTCCGAAACTAAGGCGCGGATAAGGGCTTGCCTCTCACGAAAGAACGCATCAATGGATTGTGGAGTAAAGCCAAAAGACATGGCCACAAAAACAGAGCCTGAAAAAGCACCAGCCGCGCCTGCTGTTGATACAGCGACGGTCCCAGCGGATTCCGAGCCTAAGGTTGAAGAGAAGGCTCTGGTATCTACCGAGTGCTCCTGCGACAAGAGCCTTCAGGTAAAGGCAGATGCCCTGAAGACAGAGGTCGCCCGCCTTCTGGATGAGAATGCCTCTCTAGTTAGAGAGGTCAAGGATTCCCTTGCTAAGCGTCTGTTCAGCATTCGCCTAGCTGGTGGAAACCCGGCAGCGGTAGCCGCCTCGAAGACTGAGGATGGTGTTACGGCTGAAGTAGCGAAGCTAGCAGGTCGAAGCATAGAGTCCCTCAAGGACTCTTTGGTAGATGACGAGGTATGGTCAAGTGGGGTACGTCCCACAGTTGAAAGGGGTTCTGTGACAGACCCCACTGTCCCGGATCGTTCCAAGGACAGTGGCACTGCCGGTGTAGGACCGAAGCAGACGCAGAGCTACGCTGACCGGGTCTTCAACGCATTCCATAGAGGAGAGCAGTAACATGGCTTACACCAAGACCAATAGGCAGCCTCGGGGGTACGAGGTACAGCTGACTCGGCTGCGTGAAATCGACGATGGGGTGTCCCCAGCCCTTGAGGTGTTTCCGGCGTACACCCTTCCTGTGGTTCTTGAGGATAAGGTTCACGATCTTTGGAAGGTGATCCTTGCTGGCCAGATCGTAGCCATTGATGCTACCTCACTGAACTCTGGTGCGGTAGACAACACCAAGTGGCTTGTTCCGGCAAACGGTCTCAACGCTACGACCCTGACTTACACGGCGGACGATATCGGCCTTACGGCGGACATCGACCAGTACAACACTGGTGCTCAGACTGCTGTTACGGTGGCCGGTGCTGCGTCGAAGCAGGTTGCGGCCAACTTCCCAGTTGGTGTTGCGACCTACGACTACTACAGCAAGTGCCATAGCCTTGCTTCGCACGCTACGGATCCGCAGCCGAACGTAACCTTCAAGACCGACTACCACTACGAGATTCCGCTCATCTACCAGAGCACAGACGGTGCGTCAGGTGTTGCGGCTGAGCAAGAGCAGAACACCCTTGCTGGTGGCCGACTCGTCAAGGCGGGCTCTCTTGGCTGGCCGGTTCTGTGGGTCAGTGCTAGCGACTCGGTTGAGCAGATTTGTGGGCGCTGCCTCCAGATCATCGAGATTGACACGACCAAGGACATGCTGGACAAGGTCCACACGGTTCCTGGTCTAGGACTACCTGGTACAGGTACTAGTGGGCGCGGCGTAAACGAGTCCTTCTACCTGCTTGGTACCACGACTTACGTGGTGCATAAGGCTCGTATCAACATCACTCTGGCGTAAGGGGATCCTAAGATGGCACCAAACGAGGATAGCCTTCCGACTGTCCAGCTTGATCAGGCGAGCCTTCAGAAGCTGGTCGAGCAGCATGTAGGAAGGATGCTGGCTTCACGTGGAGTCGGTGAGGATGCACTGAAGGCTATGGCCAAGTCCGATAGCCTCCAGAAGAAGATGGCGTATGTAGAGGCCATCTGGCGTAACGGCGGGTTCGTGCGGCGTGAAGATCGTGCCATGTTCAAGTCGGACGCCGAAGCATGGGAGAACCGCATTACGTACAAGAAGTTGGTGGACGCCTTGGCGACCCCCGACATTACTGTGCTGATGCCCCGCGTCATTTCCAACATCGTGAAGGAAGCTGTCGAGCCTCGTCTGGTTCTGACTAGCCTGCTTCGTCCTATCCGCTTCTCTGCTGGTACCCACATCACCTTCCCGGCGATGAGTGCCATGCGAGGCGTTCAGGAGATGGCGGAAGGCGAGAACTACCCAGAGCTGGAGAGCCCCCGCTTTGCCGGTATTCAGACGGTGAAGATGGGTAAGACCGGCGGCTGTGTAGCCATCACCGAAGAGGTACTTCGTTACTCCCAGTGGGACATCATGTCAATGTTGTTCCAAGCTGCTGGGCGTGCGTTTGCTCGCCACAAGGAGCAGAGAGTATCAAACCTGATCTCGGACAACGCGGTAGTTGCGTACGACAATGCCGGCGGGGCATCTGACCACGGTAACACGAGCGGTAGAGACCTCAACGGGTCGGAGAACAACACCCTTCGGCTGGACGACCTCTACGTGGTGTACGCTGACCTCGTCAACGACGGGTTCATTCCGAACACCCTGCTCATGAACCCGATGGGTTGGCTGATCTTCGCTCGTGATCCCAGCATGCGTGCGTTTGGGTTTGCGAACGGTGGTCCGCTCTTCCGCACTGTAAGTGGTCCTGGTGGGATGAGCCCTGCCTGGGATCCGAACTACGGTACCCGCTCGACTTCGACGCAGCTGTCGTACTCCAGTGGGCACTACAGTGACGTTCCTAGTCTGTTCCCGGCTCCGCTGCAGATCGTCGTCTCCCCGATGATCAGCCACGATTCTGGCGCGAACACGACTGACATGTTCATGTGCGACCGTGAAGAGCTGGGTGTCATGGTTATCGACGAGGATATCATGACTGACCGCTTCGAGGACCCGCGCAAGGACATCAGCTTCGTCAAGCTGCGCGAGCGTTACGGCCTCACCGTACTCAACGAGGGCTATGCTGCTCGTAAGATCGCGGCCATAAGCCTGGCCAAGGGCTACGACTTCGAGGACAAGGGTACGTGGGACTTTGCCACGGCTCCTCTCCCGACGTAAGCTATAACAGGGCCAGGTAGGTAACAAAGAAGGGCCCCGGGCATTGGCCCAGGGGCCCTTCTCAATAGGAGACCCCGATGAATCCCTCGGACATCAGCATCGAAGACGGCGCAACACCTCACATCTTCAAAGACCTACAAGACGCACAGGCAGAAATCACAGTTTGGATAGACACATCAGAAGACCCCCTTGTACTAGCCCCTCTCATAGACGAGCTTACCTTCTGGGAAGTGAAGGGGCCTTACAGAAGTGACGTTCTTTCTTTTCTTCATAACACAAGAGCCTCTCTAATATCCCGATACAATAAGGGTGCTGTTCTCCTCACTCAGAAGGCAGATGGGGTAGCAATGATAAATATCCCCGGAAGCACTATTTCTGAAGAGTCAACAGTAGTATGTCTTGATGGTACAGTAGGTAGAAGAAGCACAGGCAAACGACGGTCAGCTCCGGCATGTGGCCAGATCATACCCCTCAGGTGGCCCAGTGTCTGATTCTACCTACAAAACGACAGACATACAAACAGCAGCGGTCCTTATGTGTTTGGGCTATAAACTAGATGACTTGCTGCGAAAAGGCAGATTCGGTAAGCCTACAAAGGCTATTTTCTGTTTCGCTGACTCAGACTCTCTGAGAAGGCACATAGTAGAGTACGCCAACGACACAGTCTCACTTCCGCCTAGAAAGCTGTTTGGGTACTTGAGAGACCTCAAAGGACAGGTCTGTTCAATCTGCTAAAGGTGAGACATGGCCGCTCCTACTATTACCGTCATAAACCCAACAAACAACGCCACAAACGTTGATCCTAGAGATAATATAGAGATCACGTTCTCGGTAGCGCTAGACACAGATACGGTATCGGAAGGCACTGTTGTCCTAACAGACGATGAGACAGGAGAGACGGTAGGCGGCGCCTTCTCTTTTTCGTCTTCCAATACCGTAGTAACCCTCCTTCCGGCTAAAGAACTACGCTCTAACGTCTCTTACACCCTTATGGTGGTAGGGGCTGATATCGCCTTACCAGCAGGGGCTGTTCAATCGTCTACGTCTGATGATCTAGCAACTTCAAGTATTATCCACTTTAGGGTAAAGACAGAGCGTTTTGTAAGCCTTGAGGAAATAACAGATAGGACAGATCTAGACCACGTAGCGCCTATTAGAGAAGAGGCAGAGCTTGCCTTATCTACTAATTTCATAACACTAACAGGGGTTACCCCAGACTACTTCTCTACCAATAACGCAGACCTTAGTCAGATAGTAATTGCGTTCTCGGAGACATTAGACACGGTCGCTTTTGACGCAGATACTATGTTCTCTATAGAAATGAATCCTATTCTTGACCTTGATGCCTATTACGGAAACCTTGACCGTAACGGCGACCCAAAGCTTTACCTGCAAGACTCCGATCTCCCTATAGCACTCCCTACAGGAACCGTGTTGGCCTCGTCTAATACCCTAACTTGGACAAGAACAGTACCTGTTTTAGGGGTCGGTGATCACCCTCAGTTAAATACATTCCCTTTCAATGCAGAGCTGATAGTAACTGTTGATGCAAGTATAATTGGTTCCTCTGGTAACACCATGAGTGAAAACGTAAACATTATCTTTACTACAAAGCTCTTTCCTATGTTCTCAGGATCACGCACCGTCCGACTAGACGTCGGTCCTTCACTAGACGACTACTACGACGACACCATAAACAGGCTTGTGTTGCAGCGCTCTATTGAAGCCTGGAGACTCACAGGTGGCAGGTTCTCATTAGAGAGCCCAATACATGATGCAATACTCTTTACAAGATGGGGCTCTGTACTAGACGCAGCAGAGATTATCTCTTTCAAAGCGGATCTCGCGCGAGGCACTTCTAAGCAGCTTGGTAGCTTCAGTGTGGACTTTTCAAATAGAGCCTTTGCCAAGTCCACAGGTCGATTTCTGACCGCTAAGGAAAAGGTAGACTCTACTGAATACCGTTTAATGGCCTCTCACGGCGCGCTTCGTCCAAAGGTAGCTAACCTCGGCTCAGGGGCTTCCATGGGCCAGAGGATCTTCAGAGGCGTACGCAACTGGGACTCGCTAGTACATGGCAGAGGCGTAAGTCCTATTGCCAATACCAGAGCCCAACGTAGAAACTCTCAGATGATAGACCAAGGGGCAGGCGGCGCGATCTTATCTGCCTCTTCTTACTTTAGCTTGACTAACAACGGGTATTTATACTTGTCTGGAAATACGTAGTAGAAAGACAAATAGCAGGAGGTGCTCCATGGGACTAGCTATTCTGTTCTTCTTGATACTTGGGGTGGCCACAATAATAGTAACTAGAACAAAAGAAGAGTACGACGACCCTAAGAAGAAGTTTGGAATAGAGTCAAACCCTGTTGGTTATGATGACGTACCCATTGCAAGTACTTTGTTTTTAGCAATAATCATGTGTATAGCATTGGGCGTAGTGGGTGTGCTGCTAAGTGGGTGTGACACCACCAAGGCCGAAGGCGCTGGGCTGTACGTGGTCTACATCAACCCCGCTTACACATCTCAGACTTGTAGCGTATGTGGGGAGCTTGGAAAGCGGGTGAAGCATCGCTTCTCCTGCCAGTGCGGAACACGGCTGCACGCGGACAGCAATGCTGCTCGCAATATTGCCGGGTTTGCCGGGTCTATCGGTTCGGCAAGG